CCGTCTGGCTGGCCGTCGTCGGCGCAGCTTGGCAGATCGCCTCGGCGTTCGGTTTCAACTTCTCGGCCCAGACACAGTCGGTCGTGACGGCCGTCGTCGCCGCCGTTCTCGGTCTGATCGTCGCGGTTCAGGTCCATGACGGCGTGTACGCCGCCGTGACCGGCCTCCTCACCGCCGGGACGTCTCTCGTGTCGTACTTCGCCCTCGACTGGTCGGCAGAACACCAGGCGAAGTTCGTCGCCGCTGTGATGATCGTGATCGGCCTGTGGGTACGCGACAAGGTGACGGCGCCGGTCCCCCCGGAGGTCTCGCCCGCCGGAGTTCTCGTGGCGAAGGACGCTCCTCCGCCTCAGGTCACCGCCTGACGGAACCGCTGGTCGCGGCCGGTCGTCCTCCCGGATGCGGGATGTCCGGCCGCGACCACCTCCAACCCGCGTAAGCGGGCATCCCGCTCATTTAATGATCAAGGAGTGACCATGACCGGACTGCTCATTCTCTTCATCCTGCTGGCGGCTCTCGTCCTCGGACTGGGGATCCACTTCTACCTCCTCACGATCTCGACCATGCAGGAACACCGCCGGGCGATGAACGCCATGCACCAGAAGATCGCGCGCGAGCATCTGGCGGAGCAGCAGGCGAACACGGCGGCACGCGGTACGGGACACGGCCGGTGACCGTCCTTCTCGTCTTCCTCGCGCTCCCGGCCGCCGCGTACCGGCTGACCCGGTTGATCGTGAAGGACACGTTCCCTCCGGTCCTGTGGGTCCGGGACCGTCTTGCCGGGGGGTGGCGGAAGCTGACCCTGGCGGAGAGCGAGGAGTTCGCCGCGTCGCGCGAGAGGGGAAATCTGATCAAGAGCTGGGAGATCAATCCGCATGACCTGACCCAGCGGTACGTCCGCCGTGCGGCGTGGTCTCCGGCATGGCTCGCCGAACTCCTCTCCTGCCCATGGTGCGCGTCGGCGTACGTGTCGGCCGTCGTGACCGTGTACGGCGCCCTCCTCGACTGGTACCCCTGGCCGACCGCCCTCGTGATCTGGTTCTACGTCTGGGCGGTCGCCGCGATCACGGCCTCGAAGGAGTGGGCGTGATGCCCGACTGGGCGGCCGTCACGATCGGCGTCGTTCTCGGGATGGGCCTCGGTCTCGGGATCGGATACCTCGCACTCGTCTGGTACTTCAACAAGGGACACATCTGGTGAAGAAGATCATCAAGTACCTGGGAATGGTCGCCGCCGCGATCCTTCTCGTCCTCGGCACCTCGACGGCGTCCTACGCCGGAACTGACGGTCCTCAGGTCTGCAACTCCGGCCCCCAGTCGGCGTGCGCCAAGTTCTACAACGACGGCGACGTGATGCGGGTGTGGGACACCGACTGCGACGGTCACGCGGCGGTCGGCCACACGTGGGCACCGGAACAGGGGATCTACCTCAACATCTGGAACACCGCCGGGTGCGGGACGTACGTCGACTACCCCTTCGGCACGTCGATGGACGAGGACCAGCCGGTCTACTATCAGGCGTGTTACGGGATCAAGTACGCGGACGGCACGTACACCCGGTGCTCGGGGATCGGTGGCGGCCGGTCGTGACCGCGCCGCCTGCCGGTGCGAACCGGCCCGAGATCCAGCACGGGACGCTGCCCGCCGTGGATCCGGGGAACCAGTTCATCAGCGTCGCCCCGGTCAACCTGACGTGCTCGGTGCAGGACACGCCGGTCGGCCAGCGGCTGTTCGCCACCATCCGGTCCGTCAACGCCACCCTGACCGCGACCCTCGCGCCGGACGAGGTCGATTCGTGGATCGAAGTTCTTCGGCGCGAGAAGGCGAAGATGACCGGCCTGATTCTGCCGAGCGGCTGACGCCCGCTGTGTGACAATCCATCGAAGGCCTCCGTCAGTGCGTCCGGCGGAGGCCTTCGCCATGTCCGGAATTAGGTCATCGTGATCCGTGGCTATCCTGTCCCCGACGTGATCGGGAGGACATCGTGGCTTGGTATCACGCAATCACGCGGCCGGGCGCGGCCGTCACGGCATCCGGTGCGCCGGTGCCCCCGGCGCTCACCGCAGCCGCCGCGCCCCCGAGGGGACCCCAGGCGCAGTTCCTCCGGCACACCGACAAGTGGCAGAACGAGGTATGGGGGTTCTACGACAACCTCGGAGAGTTCAACTACGGTGTGTGGTGGCTCAGTAACATGCTGTCACGTGTCCGTCTCCGTGCGGCGAAGCTTCAGCCGGACACCGACGAACCCGAGATCATCGACGACGGCACGGCTGCCGACCTCATGAACGACTTCGGCGGTGGGGTCACGGGCCAGGCGCAGATCATGAAGCGCCTCACCGTGCAGCTCTCCGTGCCGGGCGAGGGATACCTGGTCGGCGAGGAGAAGAACGGCCAGGAACAGTGGATGGTCCGGTCCGTGGACGAGATCCGTTCTCAGTCGAACGGGTACCAGGTCATGGACGAGACCTCTGTGAACGCCGGGATGGACTGGCGCGACCTCCCGACCAACTCTCTCGTGGTCCGTGTCTGGCGACCGCATGACCGGTATTACCACCTCGCCGATTCCCCGGCCCGGTCGGCGCGCGAGGTCATGCGGGAACTCGAACTCGTCAACCGGAAGATCACTTCCGAATACCTCTCGCGCCTCGCGTCGGCCGGTGTCTTCGCCGTGCCGGATGAGATCTCCTTCCCGGTCCGTGAGGAGTTCGCCGACGCGCCGAACCCGTTCATGGCCGAGTGGATCGAGACGGCCGCTGAAGCGATCAAGAACCCGGGGACCGCGTCGGCCGTGATCCCGATTCCCCTCATGGGCCCGGCCGAGGCCTTGAAGGAGATCCGGTTCATCGACTTCTCGACACAGGCGGACGAGAAGATCATCCAGAAGCGCGAGTCCGCGATCAAGCGTCTGGCAACCAAGCTCGACATGCCTGCCGAGATCCTGCTGGGCATGGGTGACGTGAACCACTGGGGCGCTTGGCAGCTCGAAGAGGGTGCGCTCAAGGCCCACATCGCGCCGGTGGCCGAACTGATCTGTGACTCCCTGACCCGGGGGTATCTCGTCCCCCGCCTGGAGGCGTCCGGCGAGGACCCCACGGACTACGTCGTGTGGTACGACATGTCCGAACTCGCCCTGCGCCCCGACCGGTCCGAGTCGGCCGTCACCGCGTACGACCGTCTTGAACTGTCCGGCGCGGCCCTCAGGCGCGAGATCGGATTCGACGAGGATGACGCGCCGTCGGACGACGAACTGGAGCAGATCGGCCTGAAGCTCCTCCTGCGGAACGTCCCGAATGCCGCCGTCTCCGCCCTCAACACCCTCGTGGGCAAGGACGTCCTCGAACCCACGACAACCGCCCCGCCGGGCGCCGGATCCCAGTCGGCCGAGTCGCCCCCGGCGACCGGGACCGCGCCGGAGCAGAGCCCACCGGCGACACAGGGTGCACCACCCCCGGCGCCGGGCGAGAGCGCGCGCCCGGTGCGCGCAGCACGGGCCCCTGTGGAGGCGTTCGTGCCGTCGGCGGACAGTCCCAGGGACGCCGCCCTCCGCGCTCGTCTGCTGGCCCAGCGGACGACACAGCACGCGGTCCGGTTCCTGGCGTCCGGCCGGTGGGAGGTCATGCATCCGACCCTGTGCGCTGGGCACGAGGACACGTGCCCGTACACGAGCGCGATCAACTCGGCGACATCCGTGATCCGGCCCGGCATGTCCGGCACCTACCTCTGCCACCTCGACCCGTTCGGCCGGTACACGATCGACGGCCGCGCGCCGTACCTCGACACCACCTCGATGACCACGACGCCGGGCACACCGGTGAACCTCCGGAGGCGCAACGGTGTCCACGCCAGCACGTAATGACGACCACCTGAACGGGTGCATGATCGCCCTCATGCCGACGCCGGAGGACGCGGCACGTCTCGCCGTCCCCGGCGGAGAGCTGTCCACGGATCTGCACCTCACTCTGTTCTTCTGCGGTGAGGACGCGGACATGTGGGACGAGGACGCGCGGGCCGATCTCCTCATGTGCATGAAGTACGCCCTGGAGGTGTTCGACGAGGGACCGATCACGGCGAACATCTTCGGTGTGGCGCACTGGAACGGGAACGGCGAGAAACCGTCTTGGGTGTGGAACGTCGGGGACGGCCAATCGTCCGGTCTGTACTCGTCTGCCGCCCCGTCCGTTGAGGCCATGCGGCATCTCGCCTGCTGGGCCCTCGAAGACATGCACCGGCAGCCCGAGCTGCCGGATCAGCACTGCCCATGGGTGCCGCACATCTGTGCGCAGTACACCGACAACCTCACCCTCGTCCGCACGCTGGAGGAACGCCTGGGCCCGGTGACGTTCGACCGGGTCCGTGTGTCGTTCGGAAGCGAGGACCACGACTTCCCGCTCACCGGCGGCGCGATGACGGCGGCCGGAGACGGTCCCCACCGGAAGCTGACCGACCTCGAACTGGCGTCGCACTGCGACTTCGCCGACATGGACCGGCGCTGGAAGGAGACCGTGAACGGCGCCATGGGATCCCTGGCGTCGATCATGTACACGTGGCGGTACGACCTCCGTGAGCAGATCGTCCAGGCCATGGCCAACGACGACGCGAGCGCCCTGAACAACCTCGAACTGTCCACGGACAAGGCCGAAGAACTCCTCTACTCGACCATGAAGACCATGGCGCAGCGGTCCGGGGAGGCCATGGCCCGGGAGGCGCGGTCGCAGGGCGTGGACGTGCCGGACTGGTCGATCGAGGACGAACCGTCCCTCACGGCCGCCGTCGGCGGAACGGAAATGCTCCGGGGCATTGCGTCCGTCACCGCGAACCTCCTCGGCTCGAACCTGATCCAGTCGGCGAAGCGCCGGGCTATGGCCCTGCTTCCGTCCCGGCGGTCACCGGACGCCGTCGCCGACTCGGTCTCACGTGATCTCGCGGCGCTCTCGGACCGGCCGGTCCGGGACGCCGTCGGCGGGGCGGTCACGGCCGCGCAGAACGCCGGTCGTCTCGCCGTCCTCTCCGTCGTCCCGCAGCCGTCGGTGTACGTCGCGAGCGAGGCACTGGACCAGAACACGTGCAAGCCGTGCAAGGCCGTGGACGGTACGGAATACGCGTCCTTGTCGGCCGTACAGGCGGCGTACCCGGGTGGGGGGTACATCTCGTGTCAGGGCGGGGGCCGGTGCCGGGGGACGTTCTTCGCGGTGTGGGGGAACGAGACAGCTTCGGCAAATCCGGTCGGGAGTGAGACGATGCCGTACGAAGTCAAGAACGATCATCCCGGCTGCTCGGGATGGGCGGTCGTCAAGGTCGGCACGTCCGAATCCATGGGGTGCCACGACTCGAAGGCCGAGGCGCAGGCGCAGCAGCGCGCCCTGTACGCCAACGAACCGGAGGCATCCGCCGTGAGTGAAGGCACTGTCGACATGGCCCGGGGCGAGCCGAACCCGGGCACGAAGAAGGACAAGCGGCTCAAGGAGAACCAGAGCATGGCCGACAAGGGCACGGACTGCGGCCCGGGGCAGATGTACGACGCCGGGTCCGGCAAGTGCATCAACGTGTCCAAGGGCGCGGCCGGTGCCGAGACGGAGACCCTGGAGATCCAGGGCCCGGACCCGGCCGACATCGGCGGAGAGAACACCGCCCCCTGGCGCGGCCCCCTCACCGTCGAGGGAATCGAGACCGGGGACGGCCGGGAGTTCGACATCGACTCCCTCACGTGGGCCGACCTCCCCCTCCCCCTCCGGTGGAACAAGGAGGACAGCCACGGTGGCCAGCCGCACACCGTCGCCGTCAACGTCGGCCGGATCGACAAGATCTGGCGAGACGAGGGCGGACTGATCATGGGCGAAGGTCTT